TTCCAAAAAGAAAATGTATTTGTTATCTCCCACAAGGGTGATGTTCTATATGATAAATTTGCACACATATTGAAATTTGAGAAGATTCAAAACTTTTCAAAGAGAATAGATGTTGCTTGACATTTGAAATAGATATGTTATTATAATTAATGCAGGCATAGTATAAGTGGTAAGTACACTAGTCGTCCAGATTAGAAGCGTGGGTTCAACTCCCACTCGCCTGCTCCAAAAATAATCGCTTGACAATTAAAGGTTAATGGTTATCATATTAATATAGGATATTGCCTACGGGGATATCTTAAAACTCGCTTATAAGGAGACACGATATGAGTTATAGATTAGTTCGCTATTCACATAACCAGTTAGATGACCTATTTAAATTGACACCATTTTCAGTTGGTTTTGATGGTATGTTTGACCGACTATTAACAAATACTTACAATACAAGTACTACGTATCCACCTTACGATGTTGTTAAGATAGATGCAAGTAATTATGAAATTAGAGTTGCACTTGCTGGATTCACAAAAGATGATATCCAAGTTAAGTATGAAGATGGTACTTTAAGTATTGAATCTGCTGAATCGGATGATTCAAAAGTAGTTGGTAAAGAAGAACATTTGGTTCATGGAATTTCAAAAAGAAAATTCAAAAGAACATTCACTCTTTCAGATGATATGGTAGTAAATGATGCTGGATTTAAAGACGGCATGTTAACTGTCAAACTTGGAAGAATCATACCAGATGAAAAGAAACCAAGAACAATAGACATTAAATAATAATGTTTAGTTTTGTTATGACAAGGGATTGTTTAGTCAATCCCTTTTTTTTTATTTCCCTCTTGACAAGACATTATTAATAATGTATAATATTAGAATACAATTAAAGGAGTATACATATTATGAAAATAAGTGAACAGACCAAAGAAATTCTAAAGAATTTCTCAAGTATAAATCAGAACTTATTAGTTAAGTCTGGTACAACCCTTACCACAATGTCGACAATGAAAAATATTGTTGCAAAGGCAGAAGTCAAGGAATCATTTCCAAAAGAATTTGCGATATATGATTTGAATGAGTTTTTATCTGCACTATCTTTATTTGGAAACCCTGATTTAGATTTTCAAGAAAATCATGTGGTTATAACAGAAGATAAAACAAAGAATAAAACTTTAAAATATTTTTATTCAGACCCTAGTGTTATAGTTTCACCAACGAAAGACGTACAAATGCCTCAAGCAGAAGTATCATTTGAATTTAAACATGATACATTTAACAAAGTTGCAAAGGCATCTGCTGTTCTTGGTGTACCTGACCTTTTATTAAATGGAAGCGGTGCTTTATCAGTTACCGATAAGAAAAATTCTTCTGCAAATAATTTTTCTGTTGATGTTGATATAAAAGGAACAGGAGATTATAAGTTTTATTTTAAAGTTGAGAATCTAAAAATTATTTCTGGCGATTATGATGTAGAAATTTCTTCAAAAAATATTTCACATTTTATAAATAAAAGCAACGACAAAACTATTCAGTATTGGATTGCACTTGAACCAGATTCTTCCTATACGGAATAGTATAATGGAGTGATGGGAATTGAAAAAATTATTAAATATTTTTTCTACAAAGGAATGGAAACATTTTTGGGCAAAACCCGAATTTAAATCCTTAAATGAAATTGATTGGCAAACTATTTGCAAATACAGTATGATATATTGGGGAATAGTTTTAATATGGGCAATTTGGTTATTATAATATTATGAAAAAGGTGATTACATTATGGAAAATACATTTTTATTTGTTGAGAAATATAGACCAACAAAAATCAATGATTGCATATTAACGAAACAACTTAAAGAAACATTTTCTAAGTTTGTGGAACAAAAACATATACCGAATCTGTTATTAACAGGTGGCGCTGGTGTAGGGAAAACTACGGTTGCGAAATCAATGGTACAAGAGATTGGTGCAACTTGGTATATGATAAACGGTTCAGAGGAATCTGGAATTGATGTTCTACGAACTAAGATTAAAAACTTTGCATCTACATCTTCTTTAGAGGGTGGTAGAAAATATGTTATCATAGATGAAGCAGATTATCTTAATCCACAATCTACACAACCAGCGTTGCGTGGATTTATAGAAGAATTTCATAAGAACTGTGGATTTATTCTTACTTGCAATTACCGAAATAGAATTATCGAACCATTACATTCAAGATGTAGTGTTATAGATTTTATTATTCCTGTATCAGAAAGACCAATTCTTGCAGAAAGTTTTTTTAAAAGAGTTTCAGATATATTACAAAAAGAAGAAATACCTTTTGATACAAAAGTTATTGCAGAACTTATTAATACATTTTTTCCAGATTGGAGAAGAACATTAAATGAGATTCAAAGATATTCTGTATCTGGAAAGATAGATGCTGGTATCTTGGTTAATCTTTCAGATGTGAATATGAAAGATTTGGTATCTCATATGAAAGAAAAAGATTATAAATCAGTTCGTAAGTGGGTTGTAGAAAATATGGATAACGACCCTGCTAAACTTTTTAGAAAAATATATGATTATGCAAATGATTATATCGAACCATCTAATATTCCACACCTTGTATTAATTCTAGCAGATTATCAATACAAACAAGCATTTAGTGCCGACAGCGAGATTAATGTTCTTGCATGTCTTACAGAAATTATGGGGCAATGTAAATTTAAATGAGCTACGAATTGAAAGATTATCTTAATGCAATTAATAATACGAAACAAAAGTTGATGGATAGTGATGATACCATATGGGAAAAGAAATACCCATCTTTTATTGTTAATAAGGTGTTATGTGCATTTGAGGATTGTATTTTGTTGGTAAATGAATTGAATACTAGACCACATGTGGACAAGAAACTCCAATTCATGTTTCTTCTAAATACTATTAGAAAAAGGAATAGATTTTCTAAATGGTTGAGAAAATCAAAAATCAATGATTTGGGTGTATGTAAAGAATACTATGGTTATAATAATGAAAAAGCAAAGGAAGCTCTTCAAATACTTACCAAAAAACAATTACAAATCATCAAAGAAAAATTAAACAGAGGTGGAACTAAATGACAGTCGTTAAATGGGATATTGAAAACATGTTAGAAGTTTCTTTAGAAGAACCAGATAATTTTCTAAAGGTTAGAGAAACATTATCGAGAATAGGGGTTGCATCTAGGAAAGAAAAAAAGTTATTTCAATCTTGTCATATACTACATAAACAAGGAAAATATTATATAGTGCATTTCAAAGAATTGTTTGCACTTGATGGAAAAGAAACAAACATTAATGAGAATGATATTGCTAGAAGGAATACTATTACACAACTTTTGGCAGATTGGAAACTACTTTTTATTGTTGGTGAGAATGGAGCTAAAGCGCCATTAAGTCAAATAAAAGTGATTTCTTTTAAAGAAAAAAGTGAATGGATATTGGAAACTAAATACACCATTGGAAAGAGTATTGAGCCAAAACCAGTACCAGAAAGTGATTAATTAATTAAAGGAGTATATTATGAATGTACACGATGAATTAAACATTATGCAGAAAGATGCTGATGTACCAAAGTTACCTGCTATATTACACGCACTTAAATTAAAATATGAAAGTGAAATTGCTATAGCAAAAACTAACCTTGATGTTTATTTAAATAATTCAGTTGGTGTCGGCGAACATTCAACCATAGTTGAAGCATCTGAAGTAGAATTAAAAAGAATAGATGCTGCACAAGCTATGTTAGATGTTATAGCAAGACATTACCTATAAAATAAAAATATTATATGATGTTCTATACTAATGTATACCAATGGGGTGATAGTTTACTTGTTCGTGCAATTGAGAACAACAAAAGAATTGCGAAACGAGTAAGATATGAACCTACTTTATTTGTTCCTGTACAGAAACAAACTTCGTTTACTACATTAGATGGTAAGTTTCTCACACCAATGAAATTTACTTCTATGAAAGAAGCAAAAGAATTTGTTGAACAATATAAAGACCAACCTCATTTGGTTTTTGGTCATACCCAATATGCATATACCTATATTGCAGACAAGTATCCAGAAGATATTAAATGGGATTATAACAAATTACTTTTGATTACGATTGATATAGAAGTTGAATGTGAAAATGGATTTCCAAATCCTAGACAATCAATAGAACCATTACTTTCTATCACAGTAAAAAATCATCAAACACAAGCAATTGTTGTTTGGGGTATTGGTAAGTTTACAACAGATAGAGATGATGTAACTTATATTCAATGTAAAGATGAAAGAGATTTGCTTGAAGAATTTATAGTATTTTGGGAACAGAATACACCAGATGTTGTAACTGGTTGGAATATTGATTTCTTTGATATTCCTTATCTTATGAATCGTATTAAATTATTGTTTGGAGAAAAGAAGTTAAAAGCATTTTCGCCATGGGGCAATGTAAGTGAGAAAGAAGTTTTTATGATGGGAAGAAAACACCAGACATATGATATTCTTGGTGTTGCGACATTAGATTATCTGCAATTATATAAAAAATTTACTTATACAAATCAAGAAAATTATCGTTTAGACCATATTGCACATGTTGAACTAGATGAACAAAAACATGAAAACCCATATGAAACTTTTAAAGAGTGGTATACGAAAGATTATCAATCATTTATAGAATATAATATTACAGATGTTGAACTTGTTGATAGACTTGAAGATAAACTAAAACTAATTGAACTTCTTATTACTATGGCATATGATTGTAAAGTAAATTATAGTGATATGTTAGGTTCAGTAAAATATTGGGATATACTCATTTATAATTATTTGCGTAAGAAAAATATTATTGTTCCACAAAAAGCAAAACATTCAGCAAAGATAGAAAGATATGAAGGTGCATATGTTAAAGACCCACAAGTCGGTATGCACAATTGGGTTGTTAGTTTAGATTTAAATTCACTATACCCACATTTGATTATGCAATACAATATATCTCCAGAAACTTTAATTAAACAAGTTAAAAATGTTGATGTAGATAAATTATTAAATCAAAAAATAGATACATCTTTTCTCCCAAAGGATACTACGATTACACCGAATGGTGCAATATTCAGAACTGATAAGAAAGGATTTTTTCCAGAACTAATGGAAAAGATTTATAATGATAGAGTTATCTATAAAAGAAAAGCATTAAAATCTAGTCAACTTTATGAAGATACAAAAGATAAAAAACATCTTAATGATATGTCTCGTTATCATACAAAACAATTAGCACAGAAAATTTCTTTAAATAGTGCTTATGGTGCTATTGGAAATGAATGGTTTCGTTATTATGATATTCGAAACGCAGAAGCGATTACAACTTCTGGACAACTTGCAATTCGTTGGATTGAAAAAAAGGTGAATAACTATCTTAATAAATTATTTAATACAAAAGAAAAGGATTATATTATTGCATCAGATACAGATAGTATCTATGTTACATTTGGAGAACTTATCTCGCAGGTATTTAAAGAGGATGTATCGCCTACAAAGATTATTAATTTTCTTGATAAAGTTATTAAAGAAAAAGTCGAACCATTTATTGACGAATCATATGAAGAACTAGCAAAATATTTACATGCATATGAACAAAAGATGGTAATGAAACGAGAAGTTATTGCAGATAAAGGAATATGGACTGCAAAGAAAAGATATATTTTAAATGTATGGGATAGTGAAGGTGTTAGATATAAAGAACCACATTTAAAAATAATGGGAATTGAAGCAGTAAAATCTTCAACACCTGCTTCATGTAGAAAGAAGATTAAAGAAGCACTTAAATTGATTATGAGTGGTAATGAAAAAGAATTAAATCAATTTATACAAGAGTTTCGTAAAGAGTTTTTACAATTACCACCAGAAGACATTGCGTATCCACGTTCAGTAAATGGTGTGAATAAATTTATGGATTCAAATGCGTTATATAAGAAAGGAACACCGATACATGTTAAGGGTGCTATATTATACAATTATTTATTAAAGAAAAATAAATTAACGAACAAGTATCCTATAATTCAAGATGGGGATAAGATAAAGTTTTTTCCATTAAGACAACCAAACATATATCAATCGAATGTGATGTCTTTCTTTACGAAGTTGCCAAAAGAATTTAATATTAATGATATTATAGATTATGATACACAATTTAATAAGGCATTTGTAGAACCACTTAACTTGGTTATTGAAAGGATTGGGTGGAAAGTTGATAAGAGTTATGGAACACAATTATCTTTGGAGGATTTTTTTGCATGATATTAAATAGAAAAGACGCTATTCATGCCGCTAATATTTTTGTTTCTTATTATAAAGATTTTGGCCGTATAGATGATTATTTAAGAAAAGTTAAACTTGAAAGAATGGCGAAATACCCAACGGCATTACCAGGTATGGGACCAGAAGATGAATTCTTTTGTGATTTTGATATGCACCCACAAGATATGGAGTTTTCTCTTTATGAGCCTAAGACATCTGACTTTGTTAACTATCTTGAAATCACAACATCTCACGCAGTAGAAGCATCTATTACTGGTAAAAAACATTTGTGGATTGTGAAAGAAAAAAATACAAATAAGATTGTTGGATTCATTCGTTTTGGTTCTCCGACCATTAATTCAAGACCAAGAAATAATTTTTTAGGGAAACCATTAGATACATCAAATATGGATGTAATGAAAAGATTTAATAAGTCTTGTATTATGGGATTTATTATTGTTCCGACACAACCATTTGGATTTAATTATCTCGGTGGAAAATTACTTGCTGGGATTTGTTGTTCTCATTTAGCGAGAGAAACATTGAATAAAAAATATGATGCAAATATTTGTATGTTTGAAACAACATCACTTTATGGTACTGCGAAAACTACTTCAATGTATGATGGTATGAAACCTATGTTGAAATTTATTGGATTAACTCAATCTGATTTTTTACCAATGATTAATGATGATAATTTTCATAAACTAAATGATTGGTTTAAAGATAGGAACAATGGAGATAGATTAGTTCCAGATTATTCTAAATCTGGAGTGCCTACATCATCTCGTAAATTAAAAACACATACAAAAATGATATCTATCACTAAAGCATCTTTAAAAGAAATTGATATAAAATTGTATGAGAAATTTTGTGAGAAAATAAATGAGGCAAAAACTCTTACTCAACAAAAAAGACAATATATGTGTACATATGGATTTGATAATGTTAAAGAATATTTTAATTTTGAAACCGATACATTAACAAAGAAAAAAAATTATGATAGATTTGAATTTGATAATATAGTTGAATGGTGGAGAAAGAAAGCTATCAATCGTTATGAGAATTTAAAGAAAGATGGCAGATTAAGAACTGAACTCGAAACTTGGAATCAAAAAAGCGATATAGATATTATAAGATAATGAATAATGATACTTGACAAACTGTAAAAATCAGGTATTATATACTAATAATAGTTTAAATGGAGATACAAATGTATAAGAAAGGAGACGTTGTAACAGTTATGTTCTTAAATGGTATGGAACTGATTGGTACATTGATTAAGGAAGAAGAAGAAGCATGGATTGTGATGGATAGACCTATGTTGTGTCAAGCAACTAAAAATGGTGTTTCATTTACTCCAGCGATTACTTTAACGGGAGAAGTTGTTGATGGTGAATTGAAAGTTTCAAAACGTGGTGTTATGTATGTTTTAAAAACATTGGAAGAAATTTCAGTTGCATACAAAAAAAGATTAAGTAACCTTGAATCAATAATTACACCAGAAGAAGCAAGGATTATTTCGTAATGGTTATGACAAACTTTGAAAAGGTAAAAACATTTATGGAATCATTTGGACAAGAGGTAAAAGATAAACCAAAACTTCCAGATGAAGAGATAGTAGACCTAAGACTTAATTTAATAAATGAAGAATTTGTTGAATTATTAACTGCGACAAACGAAAGTGATTTGGTTAGTATCGCAGATGCACTTTCAGATTTACTATATGTAGTTTATGGTGCTGGACATGCATTTGGGTTAGACCTTGATAAGTGTTTTGAGGAAGTACACGAAAGTAATATGTCTAAATTAGATAAAGGGAAACCTATATATCGTGAAGATGGAAAAGTTTTGAAATCTGATACATATAGACCACCAAATTTAAAAGAAATTTTATTTACAGAAGGAGAATAATATGAGTACACATGATGAAATAGTGGAAGAATTTAGTGTTTACATGGAAGCACAAAAAAAGTTTGAAAACAAAAGTGTAAAATCTGCCGCTGCTAAAGCAAGAAAAGCTTTAACACGGATGACTAAACTTGCAAAAGTAAGAAGGTCAGAAATACAAAATAAAAAAAATAGTTTGTAAGGTATGGAAGATATGGATTTTTTAAAAAAGATTATCAAAGAAACTGGTAATGAATATGCATCTATCGTTGCAGATGGAGTAATAGCAGGTGATATAGAATCTTTTATTGACACTGGTTCACATTCATTTAATGCATTGTTATCTGGTTCGATTTATGATGGTTTACCATCTAACAAGATTACTGCGATAGCAGGTGAATCTGCAACTGGTAAAACATTTTTTGTATTAGGAATGGTAAAACATTTTCTTGATGCAAACCCGAATGGTGGTGTTTTATATTTTGAATCTGAATCTGCACTTACGAAATCAATGATAGAAAATAGAGGTATTGATTCAAGCAGAATGGTAATTGTACCAATAACAACTGTTCAAGAATTTAGAACACAATCAATTAAGATTCTTGATTCGTATCTTGAACAACCAGTAGAAACAAGACAACCATTGTTTTTTGCGTTAGATTCACTTGGTATGTTATCAACAACAAAAGAAATCGAAGATACGGGTGAGGGAAAAGAAACAAGAGATATGACACGAGCACAGATTATAAAATCTACGTTTCGTGTTTTAACTTTAAAACTTGGTCGTGCAAAAGTTCCAATGGTTATTACTAATCATACATATGATGTTGTTGGTTCATATGTACCTATGAAAGAAATGGGTGGTGGTAGTGGTTTGAAATATGCTGCTTCAACTATCATTTATCTTTCAAAGAAAAAAGAGAAAGATGGAAAAGAAGTTATAGGAAATATTGTAAAATGTAAAATCCAAAAGTCAAGGATTACCAAAGAAAATACATCAGTTGATGTTAGAATAAGTTATGGTAAAGGACTTGATAGATATTATGGTTTGTTAGACATTGCAATTAAATATGATATTTTTAAACAAGTTTCTACAAGAATAGAATTACCAGATGGCACAAAACAATATGGTAAAACTATTTTAGATAATCCAGAAAAATATTTTACAAAAGATATTTTAGATGAAATTGATAAAGTATCTAAAAAGGAATTTATGTATGGCGGATAGCATACAAGATATATTAGAAGAATGGGTATTTGAATATCATACAAATGAAACAGTACCGAATGGTGTTCGAATTGCTTTATTGGAACATGCTGAAGTTTTTGATGAAGAACTTCAAGAAGGATATATAGATTTAAATCAACCAATCTATGAAGTAATGATTCATGAAGAATCAGTAAATGAAGATAAAGAATTTTTAGATGATATAGATGATGAAGAAACGATTACTTATAATGTAACTTATAATGTTTTGGAAGATTGGTTTGCAGTTGAACCAATTGAATCAGAAGTGTTTATGTCTGATAGTGAAGTAGAAATTTTGATGAATAAAATTCAGGAAAATATACATTAATGAATCAAACTCCAGAAAACATACATGAATATTTTAAATATGTTACAAACAAAGGACAAGAATGGACTGCTATTGGTTTAACTGAAAAAGCAGGGGAATTTCAAGGTGTTGTTTATAGATATGGAACTATAGTACCACCGAAAGAACCAACTTCAAAAGCACATCTTGATAAAGTGCCTTTCAAATTTGAATGGCATATTTTAGATTCAAATGGGTTGGAAAAAGAAAGATTTGATGATAAATTTTTTACCTTGATAGGTGATATTTTAGTACATATAATATTTAAGGAAGACTTATACAGAGAAAGAGAGAATGATAGAAAGAACAATACTTAAAAATCTAATTTGTAATGAACAATATGTTCGAAAGGTTTTACCTTTCATAAAAAAAGAATATTATACCGATAGACATGAGAGAGTTCTTTTTGAAGAAATTTCAAAGTTTGTTCAACAATATAATAATCTTCCTACTCAAACTTCATTAGAGATAGAGTTACAGAATCGAAAAGATTTAAATGGAGAAGATTATGGAAAGGTTGTTAGTATACTTAAAAACTTTAATATTGATAATGATAGTAACACTGATAGTCCTGATTTTGATTGGCTTGTCGATACTACAGAAAAGTTTTGCAAAGATAAAGCAATATACAATGCAATCGTAGAAGGAATTAATATTATAGATGGAAAAGATAGAGATAAAAGAACTGCATCAGAACTACCATCTATTCTTTCAGAAGCACTTGCAGTTGATTTTGATAATGCTATAGGACATGATTATTTAAGAGATGCCGAATCTCGATATGATTTTTATAATCGTGTAGAAACTAGAATACCATTTGATTTAGAATATTTTAATAAAATAACAAAAGGTGGATTACCTAACAAGACATTAAATATTGCACTTGCTGGAACAGGTGTTGGTAAATCATTATTCATGTGTCATATGGCTGCGAGTTGTTTATCTCAAAATAAAAGTGTTTTATATATCACTTTAGAGATGTCAGAAGAAAGGATTGCAGAGAGAATAGATGCGAACTTAATGAATATTACAATGGAAGATTTGCATGACTTACCAAAGAAGATGTATGAAGATAGGATTTCAAGGATTGCAACAAAGACAAATGGTAAACTGGTAATCAAAGAATATCCTACTGCATCTGCTCATGTAGGACATTTTCGTGCATTAGTAAAAGAACTTGCATTGAAAAAGAGTTTTAAACCAGATATAATCTTTATTGATTATCTCAATATCTGCACAACTGCAAGATTTAAGAATGCTGCTAATATGAACTCTTATAGTTATATAAAAGCGATTGCTGAGGAACTTCGTGGGTTTGCAGTAGAGTTAAACTTACCTATAATGAGTGCAACACAAACAACAAGAAGTGGTTTTGCGAATACGAATATAGATTTGACTGATACTGCCGAGAGTTTTGGATTGCCAGCGACTGCTGATTTAATGTTTGCGTTGATATCTACAGAAGAATTAGAAAGTTTAAACCAAATTCTTGTTAAACAACTTAAAAATAGATACAATGACCACAATTTGCATAGAAGATTCGTTATTGGAATTGATAGGTCGAAGATGAAACTCTATGATGTAGAACAAACAGCACAGAGTGACCTTGTAGATTCTGTTGGACAACAAGAAACCTTTAAACCTGCCATTTCACATGGCAATTATGAAGATTTTAAAGTTTAACTTATATAAATATAAATGTAAATTTATTATATCTTGAATGGAGAAATTGAATGAGCCGTTTACAAGACGCAGTTCAACAACTGAAATCTAAAAATCAACCGATACTTGATAATACTGATAGAGCTTTAGGATTAGTTTCTTTGAATGAAGCTGTGACTACGGCAGCTACTCATGCAGAAATGGCTATTTGTGTTGCATATAATGAAAATCAAGGTTCTAAAACACCAGTAGAAGATGCTGGCATACCATTAACTAAGTGGGAAAAAGTAGATGAGACAGTAGTAGAAACAGGTAAGAAGGTTGCTAAAGAATTAGGTAATACGATGGGTGATAGATTAATTCATTCTGGTGCTGGTCTAACAGGTATTAAAAATCATTATGCATTAGGTAGTAACGTTACACCAAAAGCAGATTTTACATCATCATCAAAACCAATATATGTTTCTTTAAAAAAATCTGGAGATACAGGTGATGGTGCTCAACTCATGAGTGCAAAGTCTGGTGAAGCAACTGGTGTTTTT